AACACCAATATAGAAGAGGGTGTAGCAATCAGTTTAAGCATAGCACTAGGATAAAATGGCTAACACGTTTCGAATGACTAATCAGGCATCAGTCGGCACAGGTCTGACCACTATTTATACTTGTCCTGCAAGTACTACAGCAGTAGTAATTGGTATTATGTGTTGTAATATTTCTAGTGCAACTGTGAATGCTTCTGTAAAGCTTGTGTCAACAACGTCTAACGCAACTAACACAGGACAGAGCGGAAGTAATACAGGTTGTTTTTTAGTTAAAACTGTACCTATCCAGGATAGTTCTTCACTAGAAATTATGGCAGGAAATAAGATCGTTTTGCAGGCAGGTGATTATATACAGTTGCAAAGCTCAGGAGGGTCTAGTTTAGATATAATTATTTCGTATATGGAGATGACTTAGTATGCCTTATTTGGGAATCCATCAAGATGTGCCTGGAGCGAATATAAAAAGCTACAGGTATAAACAGGGTACAGATACTGATAGTGGTGCCACTTCTTTCCCGGCTGTTAACAAGGGCGCAGATGAGGTGCGAGTTTACCACAACGGTTTACTGCTAAAACTAACTGCTGACTACAGTTTTACTACAAGTGCTGTGACGATTAGTCCTGCCCCTGCTGATGATGATGAAATTCAGGTAGATGTTTATACTTCTATGAATATCGCAGACACAGTATCTGCATCAGACGGGGGCACGTTTACTAACGCCGTTACTTTCCAGGGAGGAGTTAAGTCAGGAACTGTTACTGCGCAGGATGGTACATCTGCGGTAACGATTGCGGATTCTACAGGGAATGTTGCGGTTTCATCTGCCTTGGATGTTTCTGCAGGGACACTGACCACGAGTACCACACAAAAAGAGGCGATTGTAGACGGGGGTAAGGGGAATCTAGCCAAGGCTGACGTAGGGTTGGGGAGCGTGGACGACACCGCAGACTCTGCCAAGCCCGTCAGCACCGCACAGCAGACGGAGATCGATCAACATGCTCATCAGAGTGCCCCACACATCATCCCCGGTGTTCTGTATCCTTCTTATGTGGCTTCTGGAACTAGCAACAAACTTTTAGATGGAAGTACTTCTCACTCTGGTGACTTTGGGACAGCACAATCAGACGGACGGAAATATTACTACACCAACATAGCTGGCAGTAAACCGATCAAAGACCCACGAATCGGGGCGCATTTTGGGAGTCAGAGACATAAGTTTAAGTCAATGCAATTACTGGAACAGGAGACTCCAACACATGGTAATGATGTTTATTCAGTAGATGGTAGAGAGTGGATTAGGGCTGTTGGGCCAAGTTGGGTTGAAGGAAACGAGACTTGGGGTCATAGTTTTTACTCTCCATATAGTGCTTCAGATTCTACTTATTTTATAGAAATAGTTGGTTATTTTTCAGATGCAAATTTTTTAGGATATAGTGGCACAACATACGATATTAAAGTCAGCACAGATGGTGGAAGTCAAACAACGAATACTGGAATGACTGCGACTGTTAATACTCCATTATCAGGTAGATATGTGGATGCTGGTTCAGTTCTTAATTTAGGATTATCACAAACTTTAGGAATACATACTTTAAAACTGGCAAATGTAAATGGTGATTATTTAGGGCCAGCCTACGGCATCGAACTAATCGCCCAAGACACCCAAGATTTCACAGCAACTAATGCCACAAATATCCTTACAACTACAGGTCACACATTAACAAATGGTGATCAAATCAAGTTAACAGGTTCTGATTTGCCTGATGGGTTAAGTGCTACAACAACCTATTATGTCGTAGGTGTTTCAGGAAATAATTTTCAGGTTTCCACAAGTTTGGGTGGTAGTGCTGTAACTTTTAGTGATGATGGTACAGGAACAAGAACTTGGACTGCCTTAAACAACATCCAGATCCCCTCGCAGAATGTAGTCTCATACGGGAAGAAGTTTAGTGTCTCAGGGGCACCACACTACAATCCATTTGCACAATCACAAACAGGTGCAGATGTAACGATCAACTCAAGCACCACAAACACCGCAAAACTAACAGGTGGTTGGAGTGGCACAGGGGCTACTTACTATTCATCCGAATTAGACACTGACACGAGTTTAGGTCTATCTGCGTGGGAGTCTACGGACTACTATCGGCCTGTAAACGGAGGTAGAATTGTATGGTGGGTTAACTCAAGTGGAGACTTGAAGTGTTCCGTTAATATGATGCCTCCTGCTGGTACTGGAATAGGGACAAGCAATACATCTGGTAATGTTCCAACTGGTCAACAGAATTGGGCAACTCAATACCAACCTGTAATACATTCAACCACAATAGACAACTCACAAGCAGAGGTTGCAAAGACATTTCATTGGAGAGAGTTTGGGAATGGTGCGGCTAATTCTGCTGGTGGAGATGGAAAAGGGGGGAATGCTGACGAAACTTATGCAGATGCAAGTATGCTTAATGCTAATGACGATATTGCGTATGTGATGGATGATGGGCTGACTAGCTTATCCGGAAAAGCCAGAGTGAATTCTGATCCCACTAATGGTGGGACTTTAAGACACCAAAATGTCACAACTGGTGAGGGATTTTATTTTACTTTTATAGGCACAGGAGTTTCTTACTCAGGTCACCCTTATTACAGAGAAAACACTTTCCATCGTAACGATTTAGTCCAAAATCTGCCTTATGGAACGCATATTGTTGCAATGCTTATTGCTTCAGGAACAAATGCTACTGACATTAAAGTGGATGGGGTAACAGTTAGGACAACAGTAGATGAAGTAGATGAATGGAGGGGAGGAGTTCACGATATAACCTTCCACCAACCCAAACGCCCACCTATCCCAGAGGATGCTGTAGTCATTGCAGACTATATGCTGATGGCAGATTTTGTTAAACAGACTGATGCAGAAGACGGGCAAATATCTAAAGGTGTACGAGGGTTGTCAGGGACAAGAGATGTTTTTTATGATGCGTCTTCAGCTTTGAATAGAAATACGGAAATAGATGTGTCGATTGCACCTTGGGGCTTTGTTGCAATGGCAGCACCGGGCAGCACAAATCCGGGCATTGCTACTCTTCCATTTTTTGGGACTAATGCGGTTGTTCAGGTGCAGGAACGTACTACTACACATACAATAGATTTTGCAGGAAGCACTGATGTAGATAAAACTGGTTTAGATAATAGTACAACCAGTTATGGAGACAAGTTTTCTATAGATGATGATGCAACTTTGGGTCTAAATACCATCACAACAAATATACAAACAGGAGGTTATCGTTTTAGCGGTTATTATTTAGCCACCCCAATCCACACCAGTTCACACTACCAAAGCTTCGAGACACCCTTCCTGCACGAGCTAGTTGGAGGCGACCGTAATATGGAACAGAACAATCTGATCGTCACACCAGACGGCAAGAGTTGGGATGAGGTGACTAGGTATGTGAGTTATCTTGGGAATGTTTGCTTGTCTGCAAGTACAGATAACGAAACAACTTGGTCAACGACAATCATACTAGACGAATGGAGAGGACGGCACTTATCTATACGAGATTACTTTAACAAAAATTTTGCTATTGCTTATGATCGTTTAATTTGTTTAGAAGACGGGCAATATAAACTTATAACGAATGGGCGATCACCTGGAAATAGTGAAGCATTCGCAATATATAAAAATGGTGCTAATATTTTATCATGCCAAGCAGTAACAGATGACGCATCTTTTACCAGTGTAGTACCTTTACAATTACAAAGAGGAGATTACATTCAGCTAATAGGTGCTTGGCAAACAAGTGAAACCGATGGTTGGTTTTCTATCGAAAGGATAGTGTAATGTTCATAGCAACCAAAGACACAAAACTAACAGCTATTCACGAAACAGAATGGCAATGCAGAAGGAAAGCGAAAGGTCTAACCAAACCTGAATACTGGGGTTGGCTAAAAACTGTAACTTCTAAAGACGAAAACGGACATAAGTCTTACGATTTTAGTGGTGAAGACTATGAGATCGTAAAGACAGATGCTCCACTGAGTTATGAAACTAAAGACTCTGAAGGTAACGATATTACTGTTACTTTTAACCAAAGTGGTCACATACACTCAGACTTAGATGGGATGCACTACCACCTCAAGTGGGACGGGAGTAAGATCGTAAAGGATGATGATGCCCTAAGTGCTTGTCAGACTGCGGAGAAGTGGAAAAGTATACGCTTAAAGCGTAGTAGACTTTTAGCAGAGACAGACTACTTAGCAATGAAGGATCAACCTGATATGCCCAACGACATGCAAATCTACAGGAAGAAACTACGCGATCTCCCGCAGGATAACAGTGATGTTAACAATATAACGTGGCCCAGCAGACCGTCATGAGTGGCGGATGGCGGATAACAAGGAATAAAAATTGACCCCCCCAGAACCGCACGAAATACTTCAAACTGCAATCGAAGATTTATTCGAGGAACTAGGAGCCGAAATGCGCGAATACGCCAGTAATAATTCTTTCGAAAGTTGGCATAAGTGCATCAATATATTGCCCGAAATAGCAGACCTAGTTAACTGCTTAAAACAAGAAGCAGATATAGCAGAGGGTAAGTTCCCTATTAACTAACCGTGAATCCTGCTGATTACAAATATAATTACGGGAGGGATATGCCGATAGAACCAGACATTTTTATTTCGTTGATTGAGAGATTGGGAGTACCTATCTGCACGTTAATCGCTTGTGGCTACTTAATCTCTTGGTTACTTAGAAATGCATCTGCTGAACGGTTGCAGTGGCAACAGAGGGATGAGATGAATGACGAAAGGATTATGAAGTTAGTAGAGTCTAGTTCTGATGCATTACTACACGTTAAAGTCGCATTAGAAGCGAACACACAAGCTATGCGTGAGTTCATTAGATACAGGAGGAATGAATAGATGGGAACCACAAAAGAAGTGGTAACAGAAACCACTACAGACCCACCAGTAAAAATAAAACCAAACATTAACGAAAAGATACAAGTCTATCGTTTTTGGGGCAGACTAATATTAGCAATGTTCGTTTTAATTATTTATGCAGGAACAATCTATAGCCTACTATATCACGTTGAGGGGATGGACGATAAAAGCGCATCACTTAGTCAGGTGATGGTAGGAGCCTTAACCGTAGTACTTTCACAGATAGGACAGTATATGTGGGGGTCTGACAAAACAGATGAAACACAGGAGCAAAAACCAGAAACTAAACAAGAGGAGAATGATGATAGGGGGTTTACTTCTTAACGTAATACAATCGTTAATCGCAGACAAGGCTCAGTCTTTAGCAAAGGAACACGTAACCAAAATAATCGAGGATAACTTAAGTGACGATCAGATTAAGATCCTTGATGAAGCAGTCGACTTGATGCCTGAGAACAGTTTCAGATCAGTGAAGGATTTCTTAAATTGAAACTTGCTCCGAACTTTAGTCTAAAGGAGTTGACAGCATCCCAAACAGCCGAAAGACTGAACATTAGAAATGAGCCTGATCAACAGCAGTTAGTCAACTTAGTACACCTGTGTACACACGTACTCCAACCTGTAAGAGAACACTACGGGAAAGTAGTCACTGTCAGTTCAGGACTGAGGGTTTTGGCGTTGAATCGTGCGATTAAATCTGGAGACAAAAGTCAACACGTTTTAGGGCAGGCTTGCGACTTTGAAATCTACGGGTTAGATAATCATTTAGTTGCACAGTTTATAGCAGAAAAGTTAGATTATGATAAGCTGATTCTTGAGTTTTATACACCCCCAAACGGAGGCTGGATTCACGTCAGCTACGATATGCATAACAACAGAAAAGAGATTATGACTGCATCAAGAGACAGTGACGGTAAGGTTCATTACAACACAGGATTTAATGTTTAATTATGTCATTAATCGAAGTACCTCTGCCCCCAGGAGTCTGGAAAAACGGGTCAAAACGTGAAGCAAAGGGACGGTTTTACGACTGTAACCTGATACGTTGGAAGAACGGGAAACTTAAACCTTTAGGAGGCTGGACTAAAGTAAACAACACAGCACTTACTGGCACACCCAGAACCGTCTTTCCTTTTGTCAGTAATAACGGGACCAAGTATCTTGTCGTAGGCTCGAACAGTAATATTTATGCGATTCCTGGTTCCACAAATACCCCCTCTGATATCACACCTTCGTCTGGTTTAGCAACAGGAGAAGCAACAGGTTCGTCTGGTCTAGGTTTTGGTGCTGGCCCTTATAACGGATCGAACATATCTAAAACTTTTACTTCAAGTGATATCTCAGTAGCTTCAAGTGATAATTCGTTTAATGACACAGCTACAACAGACTTAGATTGGACTGATTACTTCACAGACGGAGACTTTATTCAGGTTTCAGGATGTGACACTGAAACAAGCTATAATAAGACATACCCAAACTACCACGAAGTAGACACAGTAACGGCTACTAAAATAAAGGTTACAACAAGCCTTGGAAGTGATGTTGCTGTTGGTGATACAATCACGATTTCTAAGTCACGTAATTACGGAGCAGAACTTTACGATACAAGCACCCCAGGACTTGTAAACCCCGCAGGAATTTGGAGCTTTGATATGTTTGGTGAGGAGTTGATAGCATCACTCGACTCTGACGGTAAAATATACTACTGGGATTCAGGTTCCTCTTCTGCACTAACTACTAATATCACACCTGCAACAGTAACAGCAGGTGACACAGCAGTACCAATCAATAACGCAAGTATTCTTGTCAGTAAAGAAAGACACGTTTTTGCGTTGGGTGCAAACGGGGAGTACCGTAAAGTGATGTGGTCAACCCAAGGAAACTACAGGAGCGGATCAGTTTCAACCTACTGGACGCCTGCCTCCACTAACTCTGCAGGAAGCTTCGACTTAGAGACTACAGGCAGGATACTGACCGGGAAAAAAGTAGGCTCACGAATCCTAGTTTTTACAGATGCAGATGTTCATTCTATCGATTATCTTGGCCCACCCTACGTATACTCACGCAGAAAGTTGGGTGATGCGTGTGGAATCATTTCTAAACAAGCAATTGCAGTTATAGGAAGCTCGTGTATCTGGATGAGTAGTGCAGGTACTTTCTTTATTTTTGACGGTGTTGTAAGACCCCTTGCGTGTGATGTCTCCAACCACATAAAAGAGGATTTTAATTCACTACAAAACAGTATCGTTTATGCGAATACTATTAAAGAAAATAATGAAGTCTGGTTCTGGTATGCGTCCGCAGATTCAGGTGACATCAACCGTTACGTCATCTATAATTATGCAGAAAAGTGGTGGTCGATTGGTAAACTAATCCGCACTGCGTATGCAGATTCAGGAGTATTCGAAAAACCTCTTGGTATAAGCGCAAATAAAAAACTATACGAACACGAATACGACAACGACACTTCAACTGCAAGAACTAGTTCAGTGACTGATCCCACCTCACTGACAGAACTTTCTGATAATGACCGAACCCTGGCCTTTGGTGTGAGTTCGTCCAGTAATTCAGATACCTACGCAGAGACAGGTGCAGTAGAAATCGGGCTAGGGGAACGGTTCGCTTATTTGAAGCAGTTTGTAACAGACACAAGTGCAGGTTCTAACGCAGTCACATTAGAAGTTTTGACGGCAAATACTCCTGACTCATCTGAGGTAAGCACCTCTGCTCCCCTAAGCACCACAGGCTACACAGATTTACGTGCGTCAGGTAGACAGATGAGGCTTAAATTTAATGCCCCGTTTGATCAAGATTTTGAGATAAATACGATACGTGCAGATATCGCACAGGGAGGACGAAGATGAACTTACCAGATCCTCCTGAAGAGTATTCTGCTCAGTATCTATCACAACTGAACGAAGAAATTAGGGAGTTAGATGATTTCAGTGTTAAGATTAATAAGGATAATTATCTCCAGCAGGGAGGATTAATACTTTTAGATACAGCAGTTGCAAACAGATACTACAAACTAACGGTAACGAGTGGCACGCTAGGAGTCACTGAGGTTACTGATGACCCGTATGCTTGATGAGATTAATCGGAGCAAGAAATATTTAGAACCTGTCTTTGATAAGTTTGATACATACAACTGGGATGATGTTGTACGGAATGTTGTACAGGGAAGGTGGTTTTTATTAGCGTACCCTAAAGGTGCTTTATTGATAGAATTCCTTCAGTACCCCAGAAAGAAAACTATGTACATTCTGGGGGCAGGAGGTGACTTAGATGAGATCACAAACGCACAAGAAGACCTGGAAAGAATTGCAAAGAAGCAGGGGTGCAAGGATATAGAGATAAGAGGCAGGAAAGGTTGGTCTAAAATTGCAAACAAGTTTAAAGGATACAAGACACACTACGTAGTTATTAACAAGGAGTTATGATGATAGAAGGATTTCCAACTAACGCTTTTACTGTAGAATCAGATATACTTAATAAGGAACCCGGGACTGTCTGTAATATTGATGCTTGGGGAGGTGTATCAGATTGGTGGAACTCTTTGTGGGGTAATAGTGGGGGTGGTTCTGGCGCACCTGAAAGTGTAGGTGGATTATCCGAAAAGGATCGTGCTTTTATAGATAATCTCTATACAGAG